TGCGCCTCCACCGCCCCCAGCGCCGCCTCCGCCGCCTCCAGCGCCTCCGCGCATACCTCCGCCGCCTCCGCCGCCACCGAAGCCGCCACCGCCGCCGCCAGCGCCCGATACGGGGCCTACCATGCCGCGAGAGGATGAAGAGATTTGATTTACGGTTTGGAGAACTCGATTTAGGCGGGATTGAAGGCCGTCAAGAGCGCGATTGGATTGGGTGTCGTCAAACTCAACTTCAATTCTTGTTTTATGTTTGTTTTCAGCCACCGACTCGCTCCTGCTTTTCGAAAAACTCCTGCTCTCTTTGATCGATTACGGGGTCTCCTGTTACCACAGGCTTACCCGGCAGGGCATTCGTTTTCGTTACAACTCTTTTCCAGTCAGAATCTTCTACGCGAAGAAACGCTGCTTCCAAGAGATCCGCAGGCGAGGCATTGAACCACGAGGGACTTAACTTGCTTTGAGGAAGAGAGGGAAGATCATTTTGTAGAAATCTCCACTCGGGAAGATCCCGAATCTTCTCCACCCTCTCCCGAGTCTCTGCGAAAGTATGTGGACTCGTGTTCCTCCAAAACACGAGAGATACTATCAAGCAAAACTATATCTTCCTGAATCCATCGCAAAACCCACGCAGGCGGGTCTTTCAACTGGTAAGTACAAATAGAGATTGCACTAAGCCTCGCTTGCTCACTCGCTGGCAAATAATCAAATTGAACGGGCAAGGACAGCTTCGCCGCCGCAATCCCAACCAGCCGCCTGTCATCCCCACTGAGGATTTGACTGGTAAGAACATCGGTAAGCGTTCCTTCTGGCGAGTGGTAAACAACTTCGAATGGGATCTCCCGTTCCGTAAGTTGCTCCTCTTTATCTTCTTTATGATCTAATTGCTCTTCCGCGATTTCTTGTTTTAAGGCCCGTAGGTCCAGCTTTTCAGCCATCGGTCATCCCCTGTAAAAAATTCCATCATAGAGACTCGTCCACCATGCGTGTCGCCACAAAGGAAGCATTCGTTGTCATTACGCTTCCGCGATCCACCGTGAACGACCGCGTGGTCGGCTTCACGCCCGAAAATCGGTACATGGGCTTGTCTCCCACCGTGTCAAAAACGTCTGCTTCCATCGAGGGGAAGTTAACTAGATCGGCGGTCGTTCCCTGTCCGCCTTTTGGGAAAAATCCCTGTGCGAAAAGAGACGAGTCGATAATTCGAACGAAAGAAGCAGTGAAGTTCACTCGACGTGCAACAACCTCGTACTCAAGGACATCGACTTCACCCAAAACCTCGATGGGCTGATAGTCGATTGTCTCCGTACCGTTGACGCCCGTCGCGTATCCTACTTCCTTTCCGTTGATCCGCAGGATCGCCCGCGCCCCAGAAAAAGCTCTTTTTTCAGCCATTTGCCGTCTCCTCTAACTAAATGCTGCTAACGAACGTGGCTTCAATCAACACGAAGTTGATGGGGAAGACAGGTGCCGCAACATATTTAACTCGATATCGGTCTCCAAGGTCTTCGACTTCCACGCTATCGCCTTGAAACGCTTTAATGATGTCTGTCTCAACTTGCTTTTCCAATCGAGCTAAGACCGTGGATTTGATCCGACCCTTCGTTGTGGAAACATTGGGATCTCCAATGATGGAATCCAAATATGCACGAAGGTCTCGAATCGACGTATTGACCGACTCATTTGCTGAGACTTCCGAAAACACAGCGTTGTCGGTCGTCAGATAGGTAGTGACGCTCCTTTCCACTTGAAAGCCAAGCGTAGAAGGCATGAGGGTCACAAGACCGTGTTGTAAAAGCGTCTCAATGTCGTTTGACAGATTGATGTTCGCGTTTTGTCGCACGTTCAGCACGTTTGCCAGCTTTCGAGTCATTGGAATTCCAATGTCCGTGCCCGCTTGGATTCCCGCAAGCATCAAGGCTGTCCACTGTGGCGGGAACCAACTGGATTCACCCAACGCATCTTCAATGAAGATGTCTTGGAATACCGTTGACACATGGCGCGAGTTCAAAGCGTTGACGTTGGCAACGAGGCTCGACGCCGTTGTCGAATCGCCAAGAGCCGCCAAGCTAGGTTGTCCCACCCACACATTGCATTCATTGGCACCCACGCCCGCCATGTACGCGCAGTGCGCCCGTGCGGACTTCGCTATGGCCTGATCCGTGGACATCACAACAATGACCTGTGGATCAAGCGTCTTGTTTCGAAGAACAGTAAGCGCCGTTTCCCAAGACGATCCGGCTGGGGCGGCTTCTTGCGTCCCGCTGGCCAAGGTTGTGCTGATTGCGTTCAGAGGCCCCGCCTTCGGCGTAGTTTCCTCTGCAATCGAAACCAGTGCTGACTTGCCATTGATGACCGAAACGGTCTGATACAAGTCCGCACGAAAGGACGAAGCAACTCCTGCCCCGGGCGTCGAATCTACGTTGATGTCCGTTGTGGTGAAGTCATCAAGTTTGTTGAACGGAAAGTCCAAAGCTGCGGGATTTACCGTGGTGGCAGAGAGACCATTCGCAGAGAAGGAATTGATCAAGTCCACCAAATCCGAAACTTTCGCAAGGGCTGACGGACCAACGGTGTAGCGAGGAACAAACGTAAAGGTTGTGGCTCCACTAGCAGCCGCAGCACCGGCAATGCTTGTGATCTGACTCCACTTCGCCGTGGTTGTCTTTGCATCATCACCGCTTGAAAAACCGAGTGTTTCCGTAGTCGCTGCGCCAAGCTCATTCAAGCCTGTCACCGTGACCGTATGCGTGTCCGTTCCGGCGATGGAGGCATTGCCCGCACAGTTGATTTTCAAAACATCGCTTGTCAGGAGAGTAGCGCCAGCACCAAATGCTGTCGTAAAACTAGAACCAGTACCGCTGAGAGCAGAAGCCGGTGCTCCCTGAAGGGTTTGATCAAGCTGCAACCCGCCCGTTCGAGTGTATGTGAGTTCCACATCTCCCGTTCCGTAAAGGGCGTTGCCTTCGACCTTCAACTCCACCACAGGGCCGCTTCCGAGTTTTGTGAACGTCTCGCTCACGCCATCCCGGGAAACAGTCATGTCTCGAAGTTTGGTGTCCGTGGTGCCCGCCGCCGCCGCAATGCTCAGAGTCGTTCGATTCCCGACTTCACCGTAGGCGCGAGCCTTGATGGTCGCGGAATTTCCTGACGAAGAACCGATGGCGCTCGTTCCCAGCAGAACCTTGAACGCCTGTGTAGAGGCGTTTGGACTGATAAGAATGACCGCAGACGGTTTCCCAGACACCCGATCATCGTTTGCCGGGTTGTAAAGGATCTTCGCTACGTTTTTCAGGAAAGCAGAAGCGGGTTCAATGCTTTTCAATCCGTTTTGCGTCGTGATCGTCTTGGCCGTGTTTGGCTTCAAGAACGGCATATCCGCAACGATGGCCACGCGATTGATCGAAAGCGTGTTCTGCTGAAGAGCCGAAACGTCGATGGTTGCGTAAACACCCGGTCGCCGGGTCAAATTTCCATTAAAAGTAATTGCAGATGGCATAGGTTCCTCCTAACTCTACTCTTCTGATCCGCTCACACCGCCGGTATGACTATCGACCGTGACATCCGTTGAATGAACAAAGGCCGGTTTGTTTACCAGCGCCAAGTTCGGAACTTGGGCTGTCGAATACGCTTTCCAACGCTGCACTCGTATGAATACACCTAAAGTCTCCGGCAGCAAAGCAGATTCCGGTTCCAGATCACCACCCCCGAGATATTCGATAGAGTGGTATTTCCCGTTTTGAACCAGCCAGTCTAGGCTGGACACCATTATAGCTCGTATTCCAACAAACAAAGCCCTCGCAGACTGCGGCGATGGGGCCAGAATATAGATTCCAATTGTTTCCTCAACCTCAAACGCATCAATCTGTGTTTTCACGCCGTCAAGGGTGTCTACCCTACCCGTGAAAAAGTTCATTGGTTGAACTTCTGTTTTCTCATCTTCCAATCGAGTGAAGACAGCGGGGAACTTCGTTTCTCCGGGCGAATATGCCATAGCAAACTCAACGCCAGATGAAGCAAGCTCTGCTTTCCATTCAGTAATGGCAGAAGACGGAATCCCTTCAAACAGAACATCCCAAGCATCGTTGCTGGCAACAAGCGTTGGCCACCCCGTCTCCAGAGCCATCAACGTATGTAGGTCAAATAAGCCCGCCACGCCTCATCTTCTCCATGATATCAGGAATTCTCTGCGTGAGAATTCTCGCTACATTTCTAGCCGGAATACCCTTCGACATCCACGGCTTTCCTCCCTGCGAAATTCGCCGGAAACTTCTGTGCTGAACGCCCGTCTCCCCGCTTTGTGCATACCCCTTCTCCATGCGAATGACCCCATGAAGAATATCTGTAGCGTGTTTCTGCCCGGAAATCACGTTCGAGCTAACGTCCGCGAAACCCGCCTCCAGTCGCTCGCCATATCTGGTGATCCGCTCTCCTTGCGGAGACATTTCCGTCGTTGTCGCCTTCAATCGCTCTGCGGCTGTTCGCGCTGATATTTTCTTCTTAATAATCGCCGTCATTCCCTGTGCAGTTTTTATCTTCGTACTCATCGTTTTTTTTCGAACCGCAGCAGCCGAAATCGACCCAAGCGTATGCTCGAACGGCACGTTTGCATACAAACCATTTTTACCGGGATGCACTTTATTTGGAACGGCTTTTCGGAGCACATGAAGTCGAAGATCGAACGGCCTAACGTCAGACCCCACACCGCCAGCACCAAGGCCCTGCTCGAACATATTCGGAAACATCCCAACAAGCTCGATGACGGTTCGTTCAGCGGTGTTTTCCACCATCTGAATCCCTTTCTTGTATTGGGTTAAAACTCGGCCCCCGCGCCCCTGTGGAATCATCTGGTTGGCAAGGCGCTTCCACTCGCTAATCAGCTTCAGGCCGAGCCTGTGCTGGCGCTGTAGTTGCTCATAAGAAAGCGTCTTCGAAATGTCCTGCCAATCAATGGTCGCCATTAGGTCTTCACCAAGAATTCCAGCTTGCAGTTCACCGCCGTGGGCATATTTTCAAACGACGGAGCGGTCAACTTGCGTTGAATGTTCGTATCACGAAAGGTGTACGGGAAACCAGTCACAACATACGTCGGATGGACGTAAAAACTCGCGGAATAAAACTCTCCGGTAGAGGGGGCTGTGCCCGCAGCAATTCCCAGAGTCCAATCAATCTCGCCGCTTGAGTTGACTATAAAATCCGTTCCTTCCTCAAGAACGTCAGAAGAGATTACACCCGCCGTCGTTGCCTTTCTCATGTACAAAACGCCAATTGTGGTTGTCACGGAGACCGTGTTGTCCCCCGCAGACCCCACTTTGAAAGTGCGCTTTACAATCGGATACCTCAAAGATTCTGTTGTGCTGGCCGTTCTCTTTTTCGTTTCTCTAAACACCATTACATTGTCGAGCAATTCCAATCGATCCATAGGCCCGGGGGCGTGTTCTGGGAGAAGAGAAATGCGAAGGGAACCCGTTTCATACTCTCCATACGTTCGGAATCGGTCGTAATCTGTGTTTGGGTCGCTTACGATGCCAACAACTTCCTGCTCGCTATGATAGACGATGCCTGTCCCACTGCACCCCGCACAATCCACCCGCGATTCCCGCGTGTTCCCTGTTTTACCGGAAAGGGTCAAGGATTCCTGACAAGGACATTCTGCGGCCATAGACCACTTAATCCGCATCCCCTTCTCGAACACAAGCCTGCGGAGATTGTCCACACGCATATCAACGCGGGGGCGAATCTTGCTGGGTTTGAGTCCGGGGAGAATTGGCATTGAAAATCCTACAACAACATGAGGGTCAGGCGGAAGCTGATAGCGCCCGCCGTAAACGTATCAAAGTTGTCTGCGTCATTTACAAGACTCGCGCTCAGGTCGTTGAGGTCCAAGCTAGTGAACATCGCTCGAAGGGTGTCCGTACCATTCGCTTGAAAAAAATTGTTATTAGGCGTTCGTAGCCGCGCACCTTTTTCTGCGTTTTCCGTGGCTTTGTAGCCCGTGCTTGTGTAAACCGACGAATTCGCCCCCCGGTTCCCGACCTCTATTGCCGTCAAAAAAGCATCGTCAGAGCCTCCCGCAAGGGCGGTGGGCACATTGACGGAGCACACGCTATCCCAATGTGTCTGGTCGTTGACCGCGATAGCTACGTTTCCAGCCGTTCCCGCCGTTCCGTGCATTAAAACCACTTTGCCGGGGTAGGGGTTGCTCGCAACGATGTTCAAGGCGCTTTGCGCGTTGATTTTCGCCACAAGGTCTGCCGACGTTCCTGTGTAACCACCGCCTGCGGCATAAATTCCATCTATTTCGACGTTGGCCCCCGCCCCGCCGTCACCTTCGTTGTCGATTTCAAAAACAACGCTCGTCCCATCGGCGTCCCGAATCGTGATGGTGGAGCCTTCGTTCGGCTTGTCTGTCAGGGTGAAGGTGGCTCTTCCTGTGCTCCTCGCCGTGTTGTCACAAAGCGTTGTTTGCAATCTATTCTGCGCGGAACTCCTCAAAAAAGCAGTCGTCAAATTCGCATGGGCATGGACTACATAAAAACCATAGGTAGAGGAACTTACCAAATCAATGTAGCCCGTCGTGACCGCTCCGAGAGCTACGAGATCCGCATAGGTAATATCAATGTCTACGCCGAAAGGAACGCCGCGAACAAAGTTCACACTCCCGTTCGTCACCTTCATTCCGTTGACGAGGATGAAATTGGAGGTTCGAGAGGTCGGATCGCGTGGAACAAGATCATCTGCACAAATGGCTACGCCATCTCCGCGTCGGGTCTGTGCTGCCAAAATCAACTTTGCTGCCATTATTCCCTCACTAAAGGACGCCGATGTTTATCGTTCTATATTTGGCCCGAAGCGCCGGTAGCAATTCCTTTAACTGCTTGAGATAATTGAGGATTCTCGCTCCGTAGCCGCTATTAGTCGCTGAAGAAGTCGTGTTTAGACTGGTACTCAATCCATCGATGGAAGTGGCGAAAGAGGCCACACCAGCCCCGGCAATTAGGTCACCCGCCACATTCAAGGGCTGCATCGCTGCAAGATACCCCAGCGCGTGTTTGATGTCCTGCGGAAGACCGCTTGCGGTCCACGAGATCGTTGCCGCGCCCGTTGTCGGGGCTTGTGCCAAGGAAATCGTAAATCCAGTTTTCGCTTTGCTTGTGATGCTGGCCCCCGACGCGCCTTGTGCATCCGTGATGGATGTCGTGACGGTGAATTGGGGGTCCATAAAAGCAGAAGAAAGAGTGACCTCTGAGGTAGAGACCCCTTGCGCGATGCTAACCGTTCCCGATTCCAAACCAAACCCAACGGTGTAGTCGAAATGGAAATAGCCGGGGATGTATTCCGCTGGCTGGTAAACATCACCCGCAATCAGAGGAATCCCGGCTCGGAAAATATAGGAACCCAACATCTCCTGAGATGGAATGATGTGGATTTGCCCATACATCGGCTGGACTTGTTGAACCCAACTGTTGGGAATCGTGACGGCAGGAAAAGCACCCAATTTGATCTGCATCTTTTCAACAGATCGAACGGGCCTATGGTCTAAACGAAATGGCCAAAAGCCCGACCTGTTTGGTTCGTAAGCGTCGTGTTGCTCACCAACAAAGCTGGTCGTATCCAAAATCACACCAAGCTCGTGCTCAAGATAAGCTACCGCAGCTTGGATTGAATTGGTGTAAATCTCGTCGGGATACGCCGTACCGTCGTCAAGCGTAAGATCGACGCCCAACAGGTAGGTGTTCTTTAGCCAAGCGGCAGAAAGCTCGGTATAAATTGACACGGGCTTCCTCCATCATTTTTGGCTAACGTCCGTCGATTAAGTAAAACACAGTCCGGTTGGCCGACACCGCAGCCGAAGCAGTGATGGTGAATTGCGTTGCTGCGGTCCACTCTGCACTTATGATGGACTTGGTGCCATCGGTCACGCCCAAAATCGCAAAGATAGGCTTGCCGTTGAACTTGCTGTCCACGGTGACCACAACGGTAGATGCACTACTTAACATGGTGGTCTGTCCGGTAGTAATCAGGGTGAGAGACGCAGCAGCAGATTCAAGAACCTGCGCGAAGTCTCCGTACTCAACGCCAGCCGCGTCAGATTGGTCGGCCAGCTTCGCCTTCGCCGCCGTGAGCGAGGAAAGCAAGGTAGTCTGTGTTGCTGTAAGGGCCATTTACTTTGCTCCTACGCCTTCTTTGAAGGCTTTTTTGCAGCGGCCTTTTTGGTAGCCGCCTTGGGCGCGGCCTTGGGTGCTGCTTTTTCCGGTGAATCGGGGATGTCCCGAAGTTCTGTATGCGGATATTCAATGCAGGCTCGAACCGTTTCGTCATTCTCTGGATGGGGAGAAAGTAGCCCTTCCGAATTCAACTTGAACACCTCACCTTGGATTCCAAAGCTGGTGTCTGTCAGAGTTGTGTGAAACCACGCTTTTGCCATAACAAAAACCCCTTCAAAAGAAGTATTGACAGGGTTACGATATTATCGTAACTTACCTATCAGAAATCACCGGTTGTTGACGAGATTAAATACCCGCCAACAACCGGCTAAAAACCTTACGCAGCCGAGATGCCGACGTTCTTCAGTGAAAAGTTCTTGGTCGGAACTTTTACAATAGGTGAACCGAATAACATCAATAAAAACGGCTTAGTAGTGGCAATTTCCGCGAGAGGTCTACGCAAGAAATCCAAGAGCCTCACGAACTCAATTACAGACGGATCATTCTGCAAAAACAGAACCCGAGAAGTGTCGGGAATATCGTCGTTGAGGTCCGTGATTAAACAGTTGGAACCAAGGTCGGTGTTGTTCGCAATTTCCTTGATCAACTTGCAAGTGCTCGCCGCACCGTCCTTTGCAGAACGGTACACGCGGTAGAAGTCAACATCGGAATCGGCTGTAACGCTCATCTCAACCTTGTTTCCGCTGGTGACGGCAACAGCATTAGACGTGAAGAACAGCGAGTAGCCGAACTTGTTGACTGCAACAACCTTGTAGATGTAATCGCCCGCGTCTGCGGCAGTCCACTGAGAAGTGCCAGAAAGACCCGAATCATGCACCGGTTGCTGCGCGAAGGACGGAGTGCTCGGCGCGTCTGTGGTTCCAGATGCAGTTGCCGGGGCCGTGTAGCTTGTAAACAGGAACGGAGCAGCCTTCACCTTCACAGCGCCGTAAGGGGCCATGATGGTCAGGTCACGATGACCGAAGAGCAGGCTGCTATCGCTAACCTGAAGTTGGTCATGTCGCCCGTAAGCCACAGTCTGCTTGATCAAGTCGCCATGCACGCGAGGCTCGACGTAGATCGTGTCGGGACGACCGAAGCCCTTCCCAGACGACGATGCCGCGTAGACATCGGCAAGAACTTCCTGCAACTTGTTTGCAGTGATTCCACCGTTTCGCATATCCGTGACCTGACCTGCATCTTCAATCTGCTTGATGATGCCGTCAAACTGACGCGAATCCGAAGAAAGACCTTCCTGTGCGTGAAGAATGGATCGCTCCAACTTCTGCATCAGGCGCATGGTTCCACGCTCGGTCTCTTCCGCAATCGCATTGGGGCTGCTTCCGAGAATTCCAACAGTCGTAGCCACGTCCGAAACTTCCCGACGTTCGGCTAAATACTTGATTTTAATGGACTCTCTGGAATACTCAGACCGATTCGTGGTTCCTCCACCACCCTCAACAATGAAGGGGTCAAGGTCCAGACCGTGGTCATTGAGCACGTTGAACTCATGCACGTTGTTCGTGACTTGACGCTTCGGCATATCAGGCCAAATCGCCAACTCAGTCATCGTGTAAGTCGCACTAGCGAGAGAACTTTCAATCGACTGCGGAACCAGCGGACTCAGAGAGTCGCTGGACTCAGCAGACGGGACTGTTGGCGTTTGATAGCCAATGTTACCTTTCCGAAGGGCACTGTTCAATGCAACGAGGTCGGCCACGGGGACCATCTCGTTCATTCCGGGGAGACTAGGGATGTTCACTGTTTCCTCCTAAATCGCAATTCTAGTGAAGTCCAAAACGAGTTGCGATTTCAGACACGTTGGTTCCCGGGATTTCCAAGAGAGCAACAGCCTGTCGCAGTTCACGACCACGGTTCTTATCGACACCGTTTTTCATTTCCCCAAGCGCCTTGGTGAGAAGGTCGGGGGCGCTTGCCGCCGTCACTACATCCCCGGGGTGGTCAATCACCTCAACCTCAGAGTCAACAGACTTCCGAAGGAGAGGAGTGTTGATGGAATCCTCGACCGCCTCAAGCGACTTCTGGACTTCATCCTGAACGCCGCCAACGCCTTTGGCCAACTGACCAAAGTCCTGACGAAGCTCAACGATTTCTTCACCGATTCGGAGAAGAGCCTGCGCGATGGCAGAATTCTGCTCCCGGTGTTCTTCGAGGAGAATATCCGAGGCTTTCGCAAGGGCTTCAACAACCCCAACTTCAACAGACGCTTCTTCAACGTCAAAGTCGGTGTCGTATCCTTTCTCCATCGTATCCGAAAGCTCACTCATTGCTTTAGTAAGCTGTTCAACATCCACCGTATCTTCCTCATCAACGGTTTCTGGAACCACAAAGCCTTTCGCAATGGCCTCCGCCTTTTCAGGCTCGATTCCTGCACCTTTAAGGTGCTCAAGAAGTGCGTTATTCATGTTTCATTCCTTATTGAATTCACAAAAACGAACCAAAAAAGGCTCTACCAAAAAAAAGATCGCGTTATCATTACACCGAATTCGCAATCTTACGAGCGGATTCCAACGCTTGTGCCGAGTCTAACGTCGTAAAAATTCTTGTCAACATATCAGCTAGTTCGGAAACCGTCATTTTCCGTTTTCGTTTCTTCTGCGAAGAACCATACGTCGCAAAAGCCAACTTATCGGAAATGCTCTGTGGAACCAGAGCGGACAAAGAACCAGTGCCCGGTTGCGTCGGTGTCTGGTATCCCACGTTGCCTTTATCCAACGTCAGAGACCTTGCCAACACCTCCAATCGGGCGTCTGGATTTACGGGATGAGCGGTAATGGCCACATTCAAAACCTTTGCTTTCGCAATTTGGTTTTTGTCGCGGCTTAAAACCTGCCCTTCAACAGAAAAGCCAAGCCTACGACTTGTCTTTGCTTTCTGCATCGCCATCGCTGTTTCGTAAATCTCTTTGGCTTTCGCCTTGTGGAGATACAAGACACCTTCGACACGGGTTGCGGGCTTTCCCTCAAAGTCTGTTTCAGAAACAATCTCGGGATGCCCAAGCACGTTGTCCGGTCCTGCACGATGTTCGTAATTGAACCATCCGTGTTTCAGGAAATAGGTCCAGTCGATTCCGTCCTGAAGGACGCGCTCTCCCTGCTGGTCCGTGCTTTCTGTCGAAATAATTCCGCCGATTCTTCCGGTCAACGGCTCTGCTTCGTCGCTTTTGATTAGCTCGAATGGCGTCCAAACCGAAAAGGTATCAATCTTCATCTTCCTCGCCTTCCAATAACAAGATCCCGTCTTTCCCGATTTTCATTCCGGGCGGGACTGTTACGGTGTCACATCTGCAATTCGGATGGGCTGGCCACACGGTCGCAACCCATTGCATCGGCTTCTTACCGACATTTGTACCATTGGATAGCAATTCTTGAATAGAAAAAACACGCGGACGCCCTTCTTCATCCAAAAACAATCTCAAACAATGCCTGCACGCGCTTGTTTCTGGAACCCTCGCCATGCCTGCGGTGTCCCCATAAACCCTGATCGCATCGAGGATCACACCCTCATTGTAAGATCCCTGCAACTCCGTTCTGGCAATGCGCTCCCAATTTCGCGCCCAATCCTTTGTGGCGTGCCCCAATTCGGAAACAAGTTTCTGGACAGATTGTCTTTGGCGAAAGGCGTCTGCCACCTTGTCTCGAACAATGTCCACCGTCTCTTGTCTCAGGGCCGGGTCCACTTCCAAAACAATCTGTTCCTTGTCCCAAACTTCACGAACAAGAGAACCTGTGTTTTGAGAAATTCGATTGCCCAATCCTCGAATGTAGGAACCTGCACGATCCATTGCCTGAACATACGCCTCCTGCTCCTGTCTGGAAAGACCGGGAGTAGGTTCAATTGCTCGAACAGGACGTGTGGTAGCTACGGATGCAGCGGGACGCGGTGGCTCTGGAAGGGATAGATGTTCGGTCGAGTGCTCGTGGACTACATCGCGGATCGTCTCCGCCCCCTTCTCTACGATTTTCACCCACCCGGAAAGCGGCATTTGACGAAGGGCTGCACGACGTGCCGGGTCCGCATTCTCCATAGAGCGACCCATCTCTCTCGAAAAGGTAAACGGATCAAGCTCCTGACGACTGCCTCGAACAGGGACTCCCGTCGAAGCGTCCTTGGTGAGAAAGCCCTCTTTTATCAAAGTTTTGATTTCTTCGTCTGGCAATCCCGATGCTTGCGGTCCTACCATCTCCACCACAAAGGCTTCGTGGTGCTTTCGAATCACTTCATCTAAAAGAGAATTTACTTCATCTGCTTTCAACAGAACTCTCCAGAACACGCTCTAGGTCAGCAAGCATCTGCTGTGCTCGTTTCTCGTACAACCCAACCATGTGTTTAGTGAGTTCTTCAATCGCATCGACTTCGCCGCCACGAGCCGTTTGCGTGTTCTGCCCTTTGCTCAATGGAGGCTCGGAGTCCGACAAGGTATCGAGGGCCGCTTGTATTGCGGCCTTTGCCCTTGCTTCGAGAACGGATCGAGATTCGTGAAACTCTCCCGGTCTTGACTCTGAGATGTGGATCTTCACTCCTCTTCCTCGTCGTCCTCTTCTTCCTCATCTTCGTCTTCCTCTTCGTCTTCCTCGTCTCCGGGGCCGGAAGTTGTAGTTGAGGAATCGGCCTTAGCCAGATCGTCAGATTGTGCAGCATCGGTTTGTTCTGGAGAATACTCTCCTTCCTCAACCACTTCTCCAACTTCTTCTGTCGATAGCTCTTTGGCCTTTTGCATTTCTTCTTCAGCTTGAGCAAAGTCAAACAGACATTGCGCCTGCTCTTCCTGCTCCAACGAAGCAAACTCTGCCAGCTTTTCTTGCAGAGATTTTTCAAGCGACGAAGCGGAATCTCCAACGGAAGCAATGCGCCCTCGAAGCCGCTCAAATCTTTGTGATTTCTCAAGACCACTCCTTTTGGTTTCCACCCACGGAGCAATCATCTCGGAAAAGTTGTTCACTTTAGCCTCCTTACGCAACAGGAATATCGGAATCTGGCAGACGCGAGAATCCTTCCATCCTTTTTTCAAGGTGCATTCTGTGCGTGAATCTCCGCACGGGTGCGCCCCCTGTTCTTTTGTACCCCCCGACATTCCCCTCAATAGTTGTAAACTCCACCAGTTTTCCAGTTGAGTCCAGCTTTACCGTCTCTACGAATCCGATATGTCCAGCCCAAGATTTCTTCCCGCTGGGAAGAAGGTCTCCTCGATCCCAACACGCCAAATCCCCGGGGGCCGGGATGTTAACAAACATTCCCGCATTGCCGCAGTTTTTCCAGAGAACCTTTGCGCCCTGAGATCGCTTAAACGGCATCGGAATGTTAACTCGTCTACACGCTTCTTCGATTACCCAAGAGCAGAAGGCAGCGCACCAAGCGCCCATGTCCGTATCTGAGGGGTCGCGGTTTTTGTATTTGGCGACAAACTCCCCCTGATTGTTTCCACCAATCTCTCGGGCACCGGCTTCCATCTCTTCGGTGGCCACTTGAAGCGCCATCTTCCCAAGAAACGAACTGCCTTCAGTTGTGCCATGAAGCTCGGTTGGAAACGTGTCCTGAGTCTTCGGGCCGCAATACCCGTCTGGGTCAAGGCCGTGTTTCTCCTGCCACAACTGAACCATCTGAACGATGTGGGATGGCGTGAACCGGCCAGCATCCATCTGCGCTGCGTTGTAATCTTCCGCCTTCACTACTCCACCTCCACCACAACCGACCTAACTGTCGGAGTTGATAGGATGGGGAAGTTGGGAGCATCCTCCTCGGCGCAAATGATGCAGCCTAAGACGCTACAGGAATCGGGAGAATGTGTGGCATAAAGGCTGCGGGAAAACTCTTCGGGTGAGGATTCGGGGGATTCCTCTTCCGGCTTTTCTACCGCCTCTGCTTCCTCTTCGCCAAACTCTTCACTCTCCTCTGTCTCCTCACCAACTCCCCCAAACTCGTCGCCTTGCTCTGGTTGCCCTTCTTCACCTTGCTGATCAATTTGAAAAGCCATGTTCATGTAAGCAGGGTCCAGAACCATATCGGCTGCTTCGTTGTCAATCGGTTCGAGATCATACATGGCTCGAACTTCGTTGATCGTGCGAAACGCCTTCAGGCTTTCGATGTCCGCTTTCTGCTTCGCGTCTTCGCTGACTTGATCAAATCCTTGGAAAGCAAACTCCAAGGACGGTTCCATTTCGTAAACAATCCATTGGTTGATCCAAGATTCGACAGCGCGAAGAAGGGGGCGAAGCCCGCGCTCGCGGGAAGCCGTGATCTTTGTGCCCACACCTTCCGATGCAAGAGACGAAGACTGATTCTCGTTACCGTATTGGTATCCGAGTTCGGCGGGGTCCATCGAGAAGATGGCGCAGGCAAGACGCAAGTTGTAGGACATCCAGTCCCCAAACTGCATCTCGCGGTTGGTGTTCGTTAAGTTGATGGAAGAAATGTCTTCTTTGTTTTCCGGGTCAAGCTGAACGATGGGAGTCCGATGTGCGTTCCCGACGTTCGACAACATGGAATAGAACTCTCGTCGAAAAGCTCTGAAAAGCTGCGGGTTCATCTTGGATTTGATTGCCAAGATTCCCGAAGCGTGCATCCCGTTTGTGAAGTTGTTCGAATTGAAAACTTCCGCGTGGATGATGTTGGTGACGACTTTGATCAACTCCTCAAGCTCGGGATACCCGTAGCCATTGGCGTTGATGTTCGTCCGGGGGCGTCGAATCCCAAAGCAAAGCTCCTTTTCAGTAAACTTTGCAACAATGCGGTCTTTTACGATTTGCACGAAAGCCGTATTGTCGGGGTCTCTTCGGCCCTTGTCCTTTTCTTTCTGCGTCGGTCGCGCACGTCGAATCGTGGTGGCATCGACAGGCACAAAGCCTGCGATCTTGTTGCCTCGCGTTCGAACCACTTCAAAACACGCTTGATCCAACGTCAGGGAATCGCGCACGACCTTGCGAAGAAAAGCCTCGAAGGTGTTTGTGAATCCCAGCCGGGGGTCTCCGCAAGTGGAGAGCCAATCGGTCATCTCTTGAATTTTCTTTTGTTGGGCTTCTGATGGCTCTTTCTGGCGGTCTCGAAGACGGATGGTGTACCCCAAAGAAAAGGGGGTCGCCTGCGGAGAAGAGAACTCCGCCACCTGATTGACTCGGGTGTTCATAATGGCCGCGATAGATGGCACACGCGACATCCTGCGAAGCGTCTGGTATTCCAACCCGCCCGACGCACCGGGGTGATACAGGCTCCCAATCTCTTCAGAAAGGAACCCCGTGTTCATGTGATCATAGGGATTGAAATCGAAAGACTGCGGCTCCATTCCTTTTGGAAGAGCCTTTTCCAAAGCGTCCGACTTTTCTACCTCTTCTTCTTTCTTATTGAAAAAGTCGAACAACCCCATGCTATCTCCGTTACCTGACAACTGTTATGTTTGTTTGGCCACTGCCTGCGTCTCTCTTTTTCTCAGCGTCAAAAGAAGACCATCCCAATAAAAACAAAACAAGCTGACACACAATCAAAAGGACAAGTGTGTCCTTGAGTATCAAATTAAAACTGCTCACGCTACCTCCGGTGCTTTAAGCACCCAAGGCAAAATCAGCTAACTTCTCCCTTTCAGAACGATCATCGACTTCTGGCTCTTGGCCCTTGTAGAAGTCGGAAAGGGCCTCACGACCTTTCTTGGTCTTCCCATGCTGCTCGGCCATGTTCGACAGCCCGCCGCCCGCTTTCGCACGCTTGGCATGAACACCAGAAGAAACGTGGTGGTCGTGATAACCGTCTTTCACATTTTGGTGAAATTCGTCAGCCATCCCTCTAGCAACGTGTCGCCGCGTGGCCGCGTCAAAGTTTCCACCGTGTTGTTTTTGGTAATCTTTTGCCGCCGCGTCTACATGGTACTGAAACAACTTGCCCGCCTGCGCGTGGTCATAATTGCCCGCTGCAACTTTCCGAGCAAGGTTCCTGTGAATCGCGCCTCTTTGTGTCTGGCGTTCACCATGCTGGTCTCGAACCGATTCATTGGCCAAATGTTCGGTGTTGTCGATATGCAACTCCAACTCCGTTGCACCATGCGAGTCATGCTCCTTTTCCTTGGGAGCCGCTTTCCCCGCGTGCTTGCTTTCCTTCCACGGAATCTTGTGTTGGGGGTCTGCCCACTTTCCACCACGCTTGCCAATGTACGGGCCGCTTGACCCGGAGCCGCTTGACCAATCGGCCTTTGGTTTTTTAGACTCTCCACCTACCCACTTACCACCACTCCTGCCTTTGCCTTGCGGTCCTGCCATTTTCGTTCTCCTCTAAAGCACGCTGATTTTGTCTGGGTGCTTGTTGATCTGTAGTTTGGTTTTACCCTCTCACACTTCTACTAGGAAGCAATTTCAAACCAATTTTCAAAAAGTTGATCTTCTTTTGCTTACAATTCCCGAAAAATGAGCACGTCTCTTCTCGTTCAACTTGTGCTTTTTCACCCCGTACAGCATCTCAGAAAGGAGCAACGATTTCTTCGTTCTCTTTTTGTGTGGATGGCTCGGAGGAATCTCGTGGTGAACAGGCATAATGACGTGCCTTTCTCCGTCTTCGCGCTGGATATGAATCGGATGGTTCGGCCCTTCGTAATGAACCTCAACGGCACCTTTCGCTCCCGCAAGAGCCTCTTTGAGATAGCGGGGATTCATGTGAATGCCTTTCTCTTCCCCGGTGTATTCCTCTTTTGCCGAGTGTCGCTGTCCGTGCATATCCCGGGCAACGTCATCTTTGTGGGGGCTGTGCGCCGCTGAATGGCTCCCTTGCGCGTGGACCCCCCCCTCGTCGGTGAACAGAAACACGCTTCCGTTGTCTTTGCCAGCGGTCGTTGTCGCCAAATGCGCTTGGGCGTGAAGCGACTCCGCATCGAACGTGTGGGTGTTCTCTTTCGTCAAATTTGGAATCACACGCTCGAAGGCAGGGAAAACCCCTTTGCCCTCTTCACCGGCACTTGCGGTTTCGACCTTTCCGGTTTTCTTGCCTTTCACAGCTTCGTGATACACCTTCTGATCCGCTTTGACCTTCTTGGACACCGGGATCATGGACATTCGGTGGCCGTCTGTGGAGACCATGTACCGCTTGCCATCATGGTCGGCAACAAGAGATTGTTCAAGGTTGTCCCTACCTGCTCCACTATCTTCAAAATTGCTCGCACGATTGTGTGCGCTCTCCACCGAATCGTGATCTGCTTTAGTGGCCTTCTTGTTGAAGGTGCTTGCTTTCCGCCCTGCGGTATCGGCAACTGCCTTCTCTGCATCGGCAACCTTGCCCCGGCGACGTGCCTCTGTCTTCGCCTTGCCCCTACGAGTCCAGATTGGCATATTGCGGGTTTCTTCTTCGCGGGAGTGGTCGCTCACCTTCTTGATGGCGGCCATTGCATTCTTGGATGAAGCACCGTGCATATCGTTCGGATCGAAACCGTCCAACTCTCCCTTGCCTTCCATCTCCATGAGATGGGCCATGACATAGGATGCTTGCGGTCCTGACATCTCGCCACCGAATCCCAATCCAGCTTGTACGTTTGTCACGCGGGACTTGCCTTCCTTTGGATCTTTCGTGATGGCCCAATTGCCTTTCCCGTAGATGGTAGCGGGAACCTCTACGGCTTCACTGCCGCCTCGCTTGATAGTGACTTTGCCTTTCTTTCCACCCGTCGCTTTGGGCGGAGCCTTGTCCGCATAAACCCCGTGGCCAAGATGCTCAAGGTGTCCAGCTTCCACCATCTCCTTGTGCTGCTTCTCGTGGGCTGCATGACGCTCTGCGTGGCCCTCTGCGTTGCCCGTTCCTAGTTTGGGGGAGGCGAGATAGCCTTCGTTGTGGATATCCGCGAGACGTTCCTTGTGGGACTTTGCTTGGTCCTTGGGTTGCCATTTTCCGCCAACCTCGTGAATTAAACCAGCGTCCAAAAGTTTCTGGATATTATTACCGGGCTTCGCAGGATTGGCCTTTACAGAAAATCCGCCCTGTCCCGCTATCCTACTGAGCAAAAAGTTTGCTTCTCCCGTCGCAAGCTCTGCCTTGGGAGCGTCTTCCTTCGGCTTAGAAACGTGAACGCTCCTATCTTCTTCTAAAAGACCCCTGCGCTTGAAGTCGTTGTAAATCTCCATCGCCATAGCGCGGTCAGTTGCGGCGTACTCAAACAGGTCTTCTGCCTCCGCGTGTGTAAGCTCACTTTCGATCTCAGAAACGGAAACGCCATAGTGATCCGCGATATGCGTCAAGATCCTGCTCTTCTTCTCAGCAGGCAGGCTGTCCAAATACTTTGCGTTTACAGCACCAGACCCCCCCGCTTCCGACGTTGGCTTCTGTTCCTTATCGGCCTTCTTTTCCGGTTTCACTTCTTCGCGCTCACCGCCAATGATTTTTTTGGATGCGCTCCTAATCTTTTCTGGATCGCCTTCCACCTCAAGATACCTTCGCTGAATACCGGAAGCATCTCGCTCTACGTAAGGACGAACCTTAAAGCCTTGACGTTCAAGTTCAATGCGGGCTGACTCTTGATGTTGGTCTACGCCTGCGGTGTTGAAACGGTCAGTAATTTTGAACGTAAGTTTCTCCGCCTTCGGCGCGTCTTTCTCACCTGACGGAAACGCATCGGCAATGGCGTCCCACGACCTCTGTTCCTTATCGGCCTTCTCTTGGGCAATGCCCCATAGCCCTTGTACAAGCTCCCCTTGACGTTGCATATCGTCCATTGTCTTGTCGCGTTTAGCGGACAGGGCCTTTAGCTCGTCAATAGATGCCTTCGGCAAGCCGAAAGCCTCGGCCAACATAGCGGCGTTCTCGCTGTGGTAGTTCTTGTCCTCGTTCTTGTCGTAGGTCTCCATGACACTTAACCACGATTGGCCGGTAAGAAATCCCTTCGGCTTGTCCACCTTCTTCGCTGCTACAATGTCGGGCTGGCCGGGGCGCTTCTTCCCCATGTCCTTCAGCTTCTCACGGGCGTCTTTCGACGTTGGCTTCTTCCCTGCGACCCGGTTTTCCCGAATCATTTGCTCAACGTATTCCTTTGGAAGTTTTCCGCCATGCTCCGCAGCCGTAGCAACAACGTCAAGAGACTCTTGAATGCGTACTCCGGGCAACAATTCCTGTGCTCTGGCTTGTAGTTTCTTGGTCGCGTCTCCATCCCCAGCATGATGACCGGCAATCAAGGCGGCATCACCCTTCTTCGCCCGCAACTTGCTGATCTCCGCCTTATGGTGTTTTTCTCGCCTCTTTGTCGCCTCGCTCTTCGCAGCCTTGGGAACGCCTATCGGCTTCTTCCCTTCCAGCTTGGCAATGCGCTTCTCGATGGCTGCAAGCAATTGCTTCGCAGAGACCTCGCCCTTCTTCTTGGGGGCAGAGGGTTTCCTTTTCTTCGCCTCTTTCTTCTCTTCCGGCTCTTTCTTCTCTTTCGGCTCTTTCGGCCCCGCCGACTTCATGGAGGCTTTCAGGGAATCTCGAAGCTCTTTGAGTTTGTCCAAGTCCACCATCTTGTTGACGGCGGTCAGGGCAGACTTCGAAAAGAACTTCTTCTTCTTCTTGATCGCAGCCATCAGCCTTCCGAAAATGCTCTTCTTTGGCCCTTCCTCTTTCCAAGGAATGGTGTGCTTTGCGTCAGCCCACCGGCCTCCGCGTGGGCCAATGTATGGACCGCCACCCTTGATGAGGTTGGTGAAAGGAGACATGGCCTTTTTTGTTTTCATTTGAGCAGGGTGGCCGCTTTCTGTTTCAAAGAGACGCTGAAACACGCCGTCTGCCATATCCTTTCCACTCAACCTTTCCATGTGAACATGGAAGTACATGGCAGCATATTGAGGCTTCGCTCGAACCACGTTCGCTGCGCGAGGGTCCACCTTTGCCAAATTTTGAAGCCATCCCTGAAATGCGGCCTTTGGATTTCTGGCCAGAACATCTTGTGCATCTGGAATGGCAGACGCGCCCCCAGAAATGATACCAAACAACTTGGGCAAGTCCTCGCGGGGGGTCGCTTCAAAACGCGCTCTTTCCTCTTTGAAAACATGAGCAGCGGGATTGTTTCCCAACTCTTCGTGATCTTTCCACATACGAAGAACTTTCGAAGAAACCTTGAACCCCCCACGGCGCATGGGCTTTTCTTCATGGCCAAAAGCAAGAGCAGGAGTGGCCTTCCCGGTGCCACTCTTTGGATCATTATACGAATAGTTCCAGCCGCCTTTTCCATCCGGCTTTTTGGAAAGGTACTTGTGTCCGCCCTTCCCACTACCCTTCAAGATGTCGGTGAAGATGCCACCCTTGTAGCCGTACTCTTTTCCCATGCCCATCTTCATAAGAAGGGATTTGTCCTTCTCGCTGTATTTCACTTCCAACCCGGATACCTTGGCATACGCTTGCGCTGCCTTGATACCGGCCTTTGTGTACGGGAATTTACGGTCTCCAACTTGTGGCATCTCACACGCTCCTGTTTTTCGTCACCATTTCGGACGTTACGATCTATTTGAACCGGTGTCAATATTTGATTTGAGCAAGGAAATGATATTGGAAAAGGAGCGGGCTTTGCTCATCGTCGCGCCTTGCTTATCCCACAATGCCTCAAGGACTGCCATGTCTTCGGCGTCCAACATTGGGGCCTGCTCAACGCCGACTGGCGCGTTGCTTTGATTATGAGCCTTGCTTAATTGGAACTTCTTAATTCGATTTTTGTGTTTCCTTTTGCTGACAAAGCCCTCGATTACTTGCATGGAAGGGGAATCGGTCGTTGTGTCGAAGGTCATGGTGCCCCCTATTCCATTTTCTTTCCACCACTTGCGGCCCGCCTTAAAAGTCATCAAGTCCGATACCTTGTACGGCGGTGTCGCGGTCGCGCCATGTTCAGACATCAGTGCCTGAAGGTCATCTTGCATTTCCTGTAAATAGGATTTGCTGTCGCTGCGGTCGGCGCTAGGTTTGTTTCGCACATAACTACTGGCTACCTCTGATGATATTTCGCCGCTTGAGTAGCCCAAAAGGGGCCAGACATAATAACCTTGATACTCACGGCTTGGTCCAGCGGCATAGCATTCGATCTTAGGTATCCCCAGCGCGTTAGCCGCCGAAGCCTCATCGTACAAGCTCTGCGCCCCGATTCCGCGTTTTTGGAACGCCTTTTCCACAGTCATCAAATCGTTTTCAATTTTATCTTTCGTTATAGTGCGCTGCCACTGCCCGACGCTTTTACCGCCATACCTTTCCCCTTCCACGCTTAACCGGCCCGAGACCCGTATCCGAAATTCCGGTTTTGACCCCTCCCGTTCAATATAGTCTACGCGCACTTTCGCTGTGGCATTGGATGGGAGTCCTGCGAGGGCACAAACCTCTTGCACCGTTAAAGCTCGGCCAAACACGCGCTTGGTAATATCCTGCACATCCTCCAGAGCAGTGTCGTCGCCAGAAGATGGGTGGAGCGGGTTGTAATCACGCCGTGCAATAGCTTTTTGGTCAGCTATGTTTGGATCCCTTGGTCGATGAGGATCCTTCCACACTTCCGTTCTACGGACTGTAAGGTCAATGTTCTCGTAAACCTTGCCCTCCGCCAGACTGGGGGGGAACAGGGAGGTCTGAGCGTCTCTGAACGGAAACTTGGACCGTTTTTTCCTCTTCTTCTTTTCAGGCTTCCAAGGGATCGTATGTTTTGCGTCAGCCCACTTGCCCCCACGGGGGCCGATGTATGGACCACCGCCTTTGACTAGGGAAAGGATATTGGAAAAGGTAGATGCCATCTTGGGGTTTCTGCTTTTGTAAATATCAACCGACTTGGGATCGAAGTTCTCCGAATCAACCGATTTAATCTGCTCTGACTCAAATGCAATCCAGACGGAATGCTCTTTCGACCCGATGTTCCAACCGCCCGTGTGATGGATTCCGTCGTGACCCTCGCGCTTGGCCCACTCGGTAAACGAACTTTGGGTGCTGCTGGATTGATGCCGGTCGGTTATGAGGTAATGAATATCTCCCCACGTCAACGTATCGGCATCGCTTAAATGGAACATCTCATGCACGGGGTCACCGGCTTTGACTTCTTGCCCATTCCAATGAGTTAGATCCTCGTCATATTTGCTTTTTCGAAAGTGTTTTTTTAGAGCAAGCAGATCATCATAGGAAGTCCCGTAAGAGCCTTCACCCTTCACGCCGCCGATGGCTGTGACATCTTCATCGTAACCTACAACAAAGGTCTTGAAGTACGCTTCATAAGTCGGGTTGTCAGAAGCCAGTTCTTTTTTATATTTCTCAAGTCTCGCTTTTTCGTACCCCAAGTATTCAATGGACTGCTCTACTCTTTCCGCATGATATTCCACACTTCGGAGGTGTTTTTTCTCATTGAAAGCAGCAACTTCACTTTGCGGTATCTGCTCCAAGCGACCACCACCCTGACTTCCCCAGCGATGACCCGGCTTTGCCTCTTCTCTAATTATCTCTTGCGTGGCCGGGTGCGGATAACTACGGTACTGCGACGTTTGATCCTTGATCGGGGCGTTTTTGATTTCCTCTAAATCTTTCTTCTGTGTTTTTATGTCTGCTTCTAGTTTGGAAAACCGAGACTTTGAACGCGCAAGAAGTTTATCCAATTCAAATCGAGCGAGAGAGCTAAACGCCTCCCGAGAGGCTTCTTTATCCATGTCAATCGGGTTCTTGACCGACAAATATACCTCGAACACTTCCGCAGGGGGACCGCCTCCATATCCCAAACTCAGCGGCTCTCCAAAAGTACGCAAGGCACGAGCGCGATTTACGTCTGGAGTAGACTCGCCCGCTGTATCCTCGATTCCTGTTCGTTCGCCTTTTGGGGGGAGGTGAGGTTGGGTTTCCAATGCCTCAAAAAACCGATCCATTTTCACGGTGCCGCTTGCGTCCACAGAATCAGCCATTGCGACAAGTATTTGCCCTTTTATTGCTTCATGGGACATAAGGCGGGGTGCCCCGCCAGAATACCCCGGTGTCCCATAGGCATTCAGGTCTACGCTTAAATTTGTAGGGGAGATGAGTTCGTATCCGTTTTTGCCTCGAACCTTCATCTGACGGAAGTTCGCGTCGAAAACTTTTTGAACTTGCTCCGCGCTCAGGCTCTCAACCTTCTTGCCTCGTGCGTCTTCCAAATGGGTCGCAAGACTTGCCGCGCTTTCTTCGTCTTTCTTCGTGTAGGATTCTGCGATCTCCCGATCCGCTGTAAAATAAAACCCTTTACCGAAAATGTTCCCGCCTTTGTCTTTGTCTGGATCGAAAGACGTGAACCCCCCCACGGCAGTCCCATGAAACATCTTCACGGGCTTGTGTCCGAATTGTTCTTCCGGCTCTCCTGCCTCGTTGACAACCTTGGAGCCTTTGCCCTTGGTCCAATCCCCGAACCAACTCAAAAACTCAGGACGCCGGATTGTCTCTTGTTTTCCACCGGCATCACTAACGTCGGGCTTGAGAGCGCCCTTCTTCTCTTGCTCTTCGTCGTACTTCTTTGCGAAATCAGGAAAGGCATCTTCTAGGTGGCCCATCTTTTCCGCAAAAACCGCAGACCCCGCCTCACCCGGTGTATACGAAAACATGGTAAGAAGCGTTTTTTGATACAGGCTTTTGAATTCCGCATAAGAAGAGATTTGCTTTACTTGCTGTTCAAAGGATGGGCGTTTTTTCTTCTCTGGCTTCTTCCCTTCCAGCTTGGCAATGCGCTTCTCGATGGCTGCAAGCAATTGCTTCGCAGAGACCCCGCCTTTCTTCTTGGGGGCAGCGGGCTTCTTTTTCTTTGCCTCTTTCTTCTCTTTCTTCTCTTCCGGCTCTTTCTTCGCTTTCGGCTCCTCCTTCATGGAGGACTTCAAGGCATCTCGAAGTTCTTTGAGTTTGTCCAAGTCCACCATCTTGTTGACGGCGCTCAAGGCTGTCTCTGAAAAGAACCTCTTCTTCTTCTTGATGGCATCCATCAGCCTTGAGAAAATGCTCTTCTTTGCCCCGCCTGCCTTCCAAGGGATCGTATGTTTTGCGTCTGCCCACTTGCCCCCGCGAGGGCCGATGTAGGGACCGCCGCCTTTGACTAGGGAAATGATATCGGAAAAGGAATGGGCTTTCTTTGCGCCCATCATTTTTTGGTAGAGGTGCATGACGAGCGCATACTTGTCTTTCGCAGAACCATATTGCTGCTCAACAAGTGACTTGGCTTTGTTCCAAACCTTCTCGTCCACACCTTGGGGCATTTTCAACTCCGCGAAGAAACACGAGAAACAATATCAGAAAACCGCTTTCTGACATCCTTTTTGTGAGAACGCACAACTTTCTGAAGACGCCCTTTCTTTGCGCTTTCGCCGCGCTTGAGTTTTTGAACCCACCCCATGCCGAGCATCCCCCCCAACATCAACCATTTGCAATAGTCGGAAGACCCGCGTTGTCGGATGTTTTTTCTCCACGAAGCTCCTCTATCGAAGAACTCAGAAAGACTATCAACTTGTTGGGGTGTAAGGGCCTCTTCGGAAACAATGGCTTTGGCGAGTTGCTGTTCTTCGCAACCCGCTCCACCGCTTTTTTCGTAAAGGTTCAGCCCGCGTTGAGCAACAACGCGAACTGTGGCGGGAGGAATTAGGTCATGGGGTTTTGGCATCGGGCACGAGTCCTCAACTTACAGAATAACGTAGTTGATAGTAAAGTCCGCAGTGTGGGGAGCACCGCCATTCAAATTTTTGACCCAAATGCGAAACCCGGAATCACCAACAGCGGCTACTTCAAGACCTATATAGGCATGGGTTGGGCAGGCAAGAACCACACTATCTGCGTCACAGGTGGCGTTCGCTATGTCTGAATAAACAGTCGCTCCTGCGTCAATGTCGCCGGAACCGCTGAACGTGTAGGAAACTACACCTTTTCGTGCGGTCTGCGTAGCGCCCCCCAAATTAGAACCAGAAGATTTAGAGGCAGTTACGTCGGCCACCGAATCCGCCTCATTGGTCGTGATCTCGATGCCCGTCGTGGTAGTTATCCCCCCCGTCACACTGAGATTCCCCCCGGTAACTTCGATGCCAGAAGTCGCCTTGACTGTCCCGGTAACGAGGACATCGCCGCCCGAGGGAACGATTGTCAGATCCCCCGCAGTATCAACCGCGAAAGTCGCATTGTCGGTCCCGTCGAAGGACAGCTTCAACTGGTTTCCGCTTCCCTGTAGAACCTCCAGAGCCGCGTCGGGATCGGCAACCCCGATTCCGATTTTGCCGTCTGCAAGAATACGCATCTGCTCCGCTTGGGAAGCGTTCCCATCGGTAGTGTAGAACAGCAGATCCGCACCGTTCTCCGATGCCGACCAAGTAGCGTCACAAAGCGCCTCGATTCTAGCGCCCACTGTAATCGAGCCGCCAGTATCCTCCGCGCCAGCAAATTCGAGGACGCCAAGTCGGTGTCCGTCGGCCATGACCGCGCCGTCATTCGCGCTGAGACGAAGATTGCCGCCCTGTGATGCGCTGCTTGTGGTGGTGTCCTGAATTTCGAGAGGGACCGTTGGCGAGGAAGTCCCCACGCCGACCCGCCCCACATTGGAGACCTCTGTTACGACCATTCCAGCAGGGCCGGATGTGCCCGCCCCGATATGGACTTTGTTGTTGTTGTCGTCAGCCCGGATAACAAGGTCGCCCTGAGCCGCTCCGGTAAAGAACGTGTCAGCCGCTCCGGGGCACCCAATGGTTGCCTTGTTTGAGTCTGTCCCCATTGAAATCTTCGAATACTGGGAGGCGTTTCCAGACCGAACAGCAATCGTCCCATCGCCATCGTTTCCAGAGGAAACCGCCAACGACCCGGCGTTCGTTAAATCCTGAGCATTGCAGTCGATGTCGCCGTCCGCAGCGGTAGGCATCGAATTCAGTTTGATGCCTGAGATGTCCACGTTGTCAACGGTGACGCCTGTACCAAGCTCTCCTGAATTTGTAATTTGTGCTCTGATTCCATCCCGAACTGTTGCCATTTTAGATACCTCGCGTTGCCGATGTCAGCATGAGTTTGGGGGTGCTTGCGCCAGTGCCAAGGGTGATGTCCACTTCGATGATGTTGACCCGGGGGCCTTCAATCATGATGGTGTCTCCCACCTTCATGTCTGTCGCATGGGTTTTCAGGGAAGTACCACCGGGAACGCCAATCTTAACCGTGGCCGTTCCTGTCGAACTACCGTCGATGTCTTCAAGCGTCAACTGGTGGGTCGAATAAATCTCATCCAACGCCCATCCCGTATCATACCGAGTAACTGTAAATTTTGTTCCGCCCACGTTGTACGCGGCACTAGATGTATCAAAGGTCTTTGTCTTGTACATGAAAGACTCCTCGCCTCGTATTTGATGGGAGAATAACCAACGAAATAGAAAGCGTCTATGAAATATCCAAATCAACCGGAAGGTTTGACCATAAACCCTCAAGATGATTGTCTTCGATTTTTTGAATAACGGGGTCTTTCTTCACTCTTTGCTCCCCGCCGCTTTCCCCCAACATCCTTTCGTCAGCCTCGCCTTCCAATTCCAAATCTTCGGAAAAGCTCATTCGATATACGAATGCCGATTTTCTCAAAACCGTCTCCGCAATCCAAAGCGCCATAACCGTATCGTCGTGGCGCTCTCTTCCAAGTCCCCACAATTCATCCACCAATGGCTTGATGGCATCCCTGCTTTCCAAATCGCCTGTGGGCAATATCACTTTTCCGTTTTCAAAAAGAACGGAAAGGGAAGGAACGCCGTCCCAAGGATCTGCTTTATTCTTCCCCGTTGTCAAATGCGGTTTTAGCGGAAGGTCGGTGCTTCGCTGAAGGCCCATGAAGTGCAATTCACCAAAGTTGTTTTTTTCTACCGCGACGATTCGCGGGCGACTGTTGAAGCGGAGATATTCTTGAACCACAACCGCCTGCAACTGCGCCTGAGAAAGGCCGCGCCTTCGACATAATCCTAGTAAATACCGGTTGCCATCTGGATCCCTCCCCCACGTCACGCCAACAGTAAAGTCCGTGTCGCGGTTTTCTGCGGCCTCCGAATCTGTGACCAAGGCCAAGTCCCACCCCTGAACAATATCCAAATCGTCAATGTCAGGGATTTGATAAAGACAAAAGTTCTTTCCTTTCGACTTTGCTGTTTCCAGCCACTCCATTCGGAATGCCGCCGCGCTATCGTCTTGAACTTCGTTTTGAAATTCCCGGGCAAACAAACGGCTTCCAACGGACTGCCTTTCCTGTAGCAAGTATTCAATGGAACGCTCTTCTTTCCAAAGAACTTCCGCCTCCCCTTCGATTTTGACCCCGGTGATCACTTCCCGGTTGTACTGGTCCTTCTCCATGAGAAAGCTGTAGTTGTCTGGCCATTTCGAAATGGCCTTGTCCTGCATGATTCGAAAAGTGGGATCTCCAATTATGTGTGAATATAAATCATCATGATGTTTTCTCGTACCGATGACCACCATCGTTCCGCCAACGGACAACATCGGAGAGATCGTTCCTCGAAACCAGTCACGGGTCTTTTTGCGTTGTGTCGCGCTGTACACCGTTCGGTCGTCTTCGAGGTCATCTGCGATGATTAGGTCGAAGTGACCACCGGTCACGCTGGAGTTTGCCCCAACCGCTTCGAGTGTAGGGTCAACGCTTTGAAGGCTTCTGTGGACATATACCTGTGTGGACATCCAACGGTCGTTGTCTGTCTTTCGAAATGGACCGTAGCCCTCTTCCTCCGCGCTGCACCAGTCGCCAGTGATCAAGTCGCTTTCCAGCAAACTTTTGACACGTCGCATTCTCTTTTCGGCCTGAGTGCTCGACTCGCAGATCCACAAGATCCTCACGTTTCGATTCAAGCAGATGGTGCGAAGGGCAACGGAGATCCCCGCCTCGGTCTTCCCGTGGTCACGGGGGGCAAGGACCAACAACTTGTTCTTGCTGTTTTTTTCTGCGGCATCAAGTGTTGTTGATTCGAATGTCTCCAACCAAAGCTCTCGATGCTTCGCAAATCTCATGCCGCAATAGTAGGTGTCAAAAAACACCGGACTCTGAATGGACAGCGCCCTTCGCCCTTCGGACGTGGATAGCAGTTCTGCGACTGCCTCGGTTTGTTTTTCTGTCATACGGCGTCTTCTTCCTGAAGAACAGACACAGCCTGCACAAAAACCCAAGAGGAATACCCCCCTTTGGATTTATGGAACTGCGCGTGTTGAGTCCACGAAAGCACAATAAGCGATGCGAACAACAGCAGCAACAACAACAGAAACAACATCCAGCGGATAAACTCATCCCACATGGTCGCCACAGTACCCCACAAAAACAACTTCACAAAAATAATTCCCGGCGCAAGTTGTTGAAATTACAAGAATTCTGCAAAGAGTACAAAAAAAGTGAAAAATTAGATTGACTATTATTACGATTATCTCGTAGTATCATTTTCAGGTTGAACGAACAAAGGAGAAAGGGAATGCGTTATTTGAACAAATCAGAAATTCAAGTGGTTGCCGAGATGGTTTTGCGGGCATACGAGATTCACCCGCTGTCGCATTTTGAAATGTGTGAACACGCTTCCGAGTGCTTCCGTGAGGAATACGGATTTGTTCCGGCAAAGTCCTGCATCCTGCTCGCTGTGAAGCTGGCGAAGCACGGATGGCAAAACCTCATCATGAGCACCAAGGCCGAAATCGCACGCAACGAAGAGGCCGAAATGAACAAAGAAACAACGCACTATCTTCACTACAACTTCTGTGAAGACGAAGCGGACATGACCGGGATGGCGTTCGTTTCGAATGCTGGCGGAAAGACTGTCGATATGTACACCACTTACTCTGGATACCCGGAGTGGGAAAAGGAGTCGAGAAAGACCCTTCCCGTCGAAGAGGCTCGCGCCATTTGGAAAGAACTGGTCGCAGAGCGAGACCATGGCGGAGATCATATTTTTGAAAATCGCACCGAATCTAGTTCCTAGAAAAGGGTGAGAAGGAGAAAGGGAAATGAAAACTTTGAACGCAACGAAAGCCAGAGAGTTTGTACTTAGCCCGAAGACGGCCAAAGGCTCCGCGACCTTCACGGTCGTCTCGGAGAACACCGGAACCCGGTTCACCTACAAGGTCGCGGGCGGGGGCGACAAGCCCTTCTTCGTGAAGGTGCTCACCGGGTCGGACAACGAAGGGGATTACTCCTACCTCGGAACCATCTTTGACGACGGCGCGAGACTCGTCCCGAAAAGAGACGGGCGGATTTCCGCGACCGCTCCGAGCTTCAAGGCGCTCCGGTTTACCCTCGCGGTGCTCAACTCCGATGACGAGTTTCCACCGGCATTCTCGTTCTGGCACGAAGGGCGCTGCGGGAAGTGCGGACGGAAACTCACCGATCCCGAAAGCATCGAGCGAGGAATTGGCCCCGTTTGCGCGGGATGAAAAAAAGGGGACTGGATATTATTTTACACTTTTTTCGTAATTAGCTTGACGGGGTTTCGAGTAGAGTGTAAGTTCCATCTCAGGTTGAACGAACAACGAAGGAGAAAGGGAAATGGAAACAAGCGTAGGAACACTGGCAAAAGAAACAGAGAGCGGGGCAGAGACGTTAAATAAAATAGATGCCTTGTTCAACCGTCACTCTTTGGCCATCGAGAAAATCGTAGTGGAAAACAACGCCTTCGAGGTCGAGAACTCCACGGGCGATGACGAGACGACCTTTGAGGTCAAGCTGTTGGTGCTGCAAACAATCATAAATACATGGGCAGATGCCCCCCGCGTCTGGCGTTTTGAAAAAGATTTTTTGACAGAAGAGGCGAAGAAAGCTGGAGAAGAAACGTGGAAGGTGCTTAAAAAAATCCTCAAAAACAACCGGACAGAATCCTACATGACTGACGAGCAGAGCCGCAACTTGCGCCTGCTCAAAGAATATGAAGGCGGACTGTGGGGAAACCGAGCCGCAAACTAAACCGCCCCTGAACAGGGCAAGGAGAAAGGGAAATGAATCTTACCATCGACAACCTAAACCGCCTCGCTGACATCGAGGACGTGCTTACCGAGGACAACGGCTTCGCTGACCCCGGTCTCACCATCGGGGCCGACGACAATGATCGCCCCGTTGTGACCGCTCACTTTCTCCCCTCCGACCTTGCCGACGATCTCGTCGCCCGCTTCGGTGGCTCCCATGTTTCCCCTCATGACGTGGTTCTTCCACTTTAATCACCGGCCTACGGGCCAAAGGAGAAAGGGAATGTACATGAAAGAAGATATCTTGAAAGAACTCGACATCATGGAACGGGCCAAGATGCTCCCGCGCCAGATGAAAGAAGCCCTGCACGCGCAGAAGCGATGGAACAAGTCCAAGCTGACCCGCAAGTGGTTGATCGATACCTGCGCGGAGTACAACCTCTGGAACGACGTGCAAGAGCGCATAGGACTCAAATGGGCCTTGGGAAAGGCGGGAGTGCGAGTTGCCCCAGACTCGGAACTTCTCGATCTGGTACACCGGGGAATACAGGAAGGGCTGGACCTCAACAAAATCAGCATCAACTAGAACAGGGGCCGGTAGCTCAGGTGGCAGAGCAAAGGACTTTTAATCCTTGGGTCGTGGGTTCGAACCCCACCCGGCTCACTTTGCTTTAGCCGGTGTGCCCTGCTTTGAGACGCTGGATGTACCAGCGTGGGGCACACCGGCTATTTAAGGAACGCAATGGATGGCAAGAAGGAAATCGATAAGATCATCACCGCGCAAAAGCGACGGTTCGAAGCAGGCAAGAGCGGACTGTGTGGAATCGCAAAGAAGTACCTCAAGCGACACGACATCCAGATCAACAGACAAGGGGTTTACCTTGACCACGCTGGAGACGACGTGTCACGGCTTGTCCACGAACTCCGAGAGCACAACCGAACGTCCAACACGGGCAAGACCCGAAACGACTGGATTCGAGAACAATACGAGAAAAGAGAAAAAGAACTGACTCTGAGGGAAGCGGAAGTTCTTTGGAAAGAAGAGCAAATGTCACGGGTCAAGATTGCCTTGGCAGACAGACAGGAGGAAGAGACATGGTAGACGAGAGACCGCAGATTCCAACCGACGCGGCATTCCTGAAACGCCTGAAGAAGGCTCACAAAGAATGCGAGGGGCCGGTCTTTGAGCTTGACGGCATAACACTCCACAAGGGATATGCTGGATACCTAATCCAATACATCGAACTTGTTCGAGGAGAAAGCAAATGACCGAGACAAAGAAACGGACAATGACCGGAGTCGCCACATGGAGCGGCGTAGCAATCGCGCTGATTGGACTCGCGGGATCTGTAGTTGAACTCTACTCCGAGAAGACAAAGATTGAAGAGCGGAGCATCGAATCCGAAGACGAGATGATCAAGACACTCGAAGAACTGCAAACCGTTGTTGTTGAACTCGACACACGGATGCAAGACCTCGAAGCCCGAATGGTGAAACTGGTAGACACAACGGACTTAAAATCCGTTGCTCCTGTGGGGCGTGTGGGTTCGACTCCCACTTCGGGCACCAACAAAGCAGAGAAGAAAAAGGCCCGGAAAGAGAAGAAACAAAAGGCCCGACAAATGCGAAAAGCGCAAAGAGTCTGGTCTCAGAGCGAATAAAAAAAGTAATCATTTCCGGCGTTTGTGAAATACTTACGAGAAAAGCGTACTATTGGGTTGACGGGGGTACGAGATAAGCGTAATGTCAGCGTCAGAAGAAACAAAAACGAAAACGAAAGGGAAAACAAAATGCTGAACCAAAACACACTCTCCGACCTCGAAAACACACTCTCCCTCTATTCCGATGTCTACAAGGACATCCACGGAATCCGTCCGCGTTGGATGCGTTCCGACACTATCACTCTGGCGCAGGCCGAGGCCGAGTTGGAATCGCTCTTGGAGTATTCCAGTTCCCTCGCGGCCTATGAAGCTGAGTTGGCGGAGAACGCTGCGTTCGAGGCGCGTCTCATGGACGTTTCTCTTGATGGATCTTTGGAGAAGTACGAAGTGATGGCAGAGGGGCTTGGTTACTAAACCGGCCTACGGGCCAAAGGAGAATTGCCGTGGGCAATATCAATTCTGAAATCATCGCTTATCTCTTTTCCAACCCTTCCGAGGCTCGTGTCTATGTGATGGATCGCCTTCATCCCAAAGGCAAGCATTCCATCGGGAACGGTCTTCGTCACGGTCGTTGGGAGCAGGCGTACTTGCTTGGTGATGGTTTCGGAAAGGTCACGCGGGATTGGGCCGAGGATCAGTGTTGGGATTGGTCCCACATTCGAGAGAGCGGTGACGAGGCGATCAACCGAATCGTCTTGTTCCTGATTGCTACTTCATAAACAGCCCCCTGAACAGGGGCAAGGAGAAAGGGAAATGACAAGGTTTCATGTATCAAAAAGGGCAGAGGAAATGCTCGACACTCTGACCAAGGGTCTGGAGATTGGAGAGGCGTACAAGATCGACAACAGCAAAGGGTCATTCATGGCCGTTCACGTTGACCGCCTTTCTGAGACCGTCTACTCGGTCGCTCACTACTACACCCAGAATGGGGATAGGTGCTGCGACCCGGATATGACTTTCCATCGCACCGATTCCGGTCAGTGGATTCCTGTGACCTACCAAGACAGCTTTGGGTATCAGGTTGCTGTGTATTTCGAGGACGGGGAGATTTCCAAGTTCTCCCCCGGTCGGGTCCGTGCAAATCGCACGTTCGCGGCAACGTGGATGGAGAACATCCGAAACCAGCAAAACGGCATGATGTGCATCCGTCGTGCAATTCGGAAGCAATCCACCCCGGCCCTGAGCGTTGAGGAAGCCCCCGTCGTTGAGGAGAGCACGAGTGACCAGCGGGAGTTTTGTTTTGGTTGATTGGCAGAAAACGCTTTCCGAACTCCAGAGGGGAGCGAAAGGTGCAACACACTGCAAGGAGTGCGGGTCCGCCTATCGAAAGGCAAGGAACGGAGGACGGTATTGCTACGATTGCTGGATAAAGACAGAGCCTTGGAAGACGAAGACTACGACATCAAACCGAAGCCCTGCATAGGTTCTGGCTATTGCTGTTGGAAGGCCCCGTGTCACGAGGCGCAAAGGGCGCATGACGGCGCACTGACCAGCGGTCCCTGCCCGGAGCTTCGATGGAACGGGGAGAGGCACCTGTGTGGGCTAATCCTCGACGCGGACGCAGAGACGGCGGAGCGGCTAAAGAAGAGCCTGTCCGTGGGGGCGGGGTGCTGTTCAGGGCTAAACAGTTGGAGGCGCGAGCCTCTAAAGGATAGGACAGATGAGAAATAGAATTGACTATGTGACCTCGCGGAGAACGGAAAGCTACCCCGAGGAGATTCTGAGGCAGGATATCCGGTTGCTGTATCTCGGTAGGCTGGTAGCAGCGCAAGCCAAGATCAACGGGCGATGGGAAGTGGTGACAGAATTCAGTCCATGCACACCCGGTCGAATGACCGTTGTGCTTGGGGTCGAGGCCGCGTTGCGGAAAGGAGAAAGGGCATGACACCGAAAGAGAAGGGCGGGCGAATCCTGCAAATGATTGCTTCGATACGTGAGACGCGAGAAGGGCAGGAAGCCAAACTTGCACGGCTGGAAATCTGGGGGCAGATCATGCTCCAAGGAATCGAGCAGGACGACGTTGTACGGGGGTCGTGCGAAGAAGAAGACCTGAAGCGGATTGCAAGCATCGGGAGCCGACGTGCGGAGCTACCTGAGCACATCCGACGGGCGAGGTTCATGCTCAAGAACCGGCAATCACCACGAACGCTGACCACTCGAATTCACACGGTCAACGGTGACACCATCTTGCTTGACCCCCCGGTGCTTGGGAGTCTTGGACGGGTCAAGGGGCGAGAACAGGCCCCCGTGTTGGACGCCGAAGACGTGGCAGACCTTGAGGCATTGTGGGACAACCAATAAAAATTTGCGGAAGTCCCGAAGTCGATCAAACAATCAGGAAACGAACAAAGGAGAACAGGCATGAACGACAAGAACACGAAGAACCGAAGACGAATGGTAGAGAGAATCCAAGACAACAGAAACACGGATATCCTCGAAGACCTTGCTGGCCTTGTTTGCGTGGTCGCTATTATCACGCTCCTGTTCATGCTGTAGGTGGACACATGACAGATCCACACGACTTCAAACGATGGATCGACCCTTGCCCCGAGTGCAATTCAAGTGATGCGGAATGGGTCCGCGTAGAGCCGGATCCCGAGGATACGGGAGCGAACTTCCAAATCCGGGTCTATGCCATGCGCTGTACGGATTGCGAACATGAATGGGGGAGCAGGGTTGACGGGGGACACTAGCCGTTCTCGTTCATCGCCTTGAGTAACTCAATCGCCATCATCATTTCAATCAACTTCTTCCAGTCGATGCCTTCGGTAGGCTGGCTCTCTTGGATCGCCATGTTGTGGATCGACAAAAACGTCTGAGTGTCCATCGAAGAGGATCCGGGGGGATAGCACGCCCGACCATCGGCCTTGGATGCTTCCTCCGCCCCAGAGCCGCCCTCAGAGGACGCTGGAGGCTTCCCGGGCTGGTGTTGCCCCGGTTCAACAGCGGCGGACGCGCCTGAGACGCTTCCTGCGCCATTTGCTGCGCCCGCACCCGCGCTTGCGCTTGCGCCCGCGCCTGCCCCGGCTCCTGCACCAACTCCACCAACAGCACCAACATTCACAACATCAACCTCAACAGGAACAACAGAATCAAACCCAGCAATACAAAATCCAGCCGGTTTCGAAAGCCCACCAGCACAACACAGGAAACCCCCAACGTCTTGAAAACCTAATACAGCCGATCCCTGAAAATCCGGGTCGGCCAAGGTGCGGCGGGTCGATGTTCCCAGAGGCCCGTCTGTAAGTCCTGAACCACAGAATCCATTGAAGCCACCCACTCATGTTGTGATGCAGTCAACCAATGGATCGTGAGGTAGGATGGAGACATCGTGATTATCTTGCCAACACGCGGTCTCAGGGAGCACGTCCTATCGACAATCCAATCTCCCTCTTTCACGACTCACCTCCCCGCCACATCTCCAGATTATGACTAATCGAAAAAATGACAAAAAAGATTCCCTCTTGATCGACTGCCTTTTTCGAAAGAAAACGCATTGATCGGAACCTTGGAAATCCATTCGTAGTCAAACAACGCTGGCCCGTTGCTTTCACCTTTGCAAGAGGGCGACGAGAAAAGACAAGCAATCGAAAACGTCAGATCGTCTTTCATCTTCGCAAGGGGCTTTCTCGTAAAATCAAGCGGTCGGTGGGATGTGGGGACCATGAAATAGCGGGACGCCATCCCACCAATCACGAAATTCTCGAAATCTAAGCCTCCGGGTTTTCCCCTATAGACCACAGGTAAGGCATTGGTTTTGTTGGGTTTTTTACCACTTGAGGGCCATGAAGTTTACATAATACACGTTATCAGACGTTGCGAAAAGGCCAACGATTACAGGCACTTGAAAATGGGTTTTTGGGGGTTCTGGCGGTGGGATGCGTTACGCGGGAACGGGTTCCGGCTCTACGTCGATCACCATCTCATCTTCGTCGTCGTCGTTGTCCGGTCGGGACAGGAGAAGAGCCGCAGACTTGCCGATGTTGGCCAGAGCGCCCGGGGCCAAGCTGAAACGCTGCTCCACCTTCGAAACAACGTCCACAGTCTCGTGAGACTGCACACGGGCATCAATCTGCAACTCTACCCGGTCGAGGCCAACCAGAGACGCCTTGCGCTTGTTCGCTTCCAAAACGGTCTTCAGGTAGGACAGGCGGATCGTCGGGCTTTCGTTGTTCATCGCAGCGGTCCACGCGAGCCGGGAAACCTCTTCAGCTTCGCGGTACAGGTTTTCTCTTCTCTCGTTTAAGAGCGCCTGCGGCATTGACTCCGCCCAATCCTTTTTGATTAGCCCCATGAGGCGTTTAGCGGCTGGGGGAGTCATGCCCGTCATACGCGCCAAAACGTGATAGCGACGGACACCCCGAGACATCAAAATCTCGATTACGTCAAGCCACTCCTGCTCTTCTGCTTCGGTCCATCTTCCGGGGGTCGTTTTCCGCACCGGGAGACGGATTCCGTCGAGCAGTTTTTCGTCGCCGTCAGCCATCGGAATTTCCCCCCTTCGCGCACGCGCACGAGGCGAGGCCCCGCGCCGCGCAGGAAAAATCGCTGTTTAGAACAAAACGCGACCGAGTGGTCACAAAAAAACAAGAGGCTTTTGTGCCCCTGAATTCATCAATAAAAACAACGTCTTGCAAAATTCGATTTACCATCCATTAATTCCAAATTTCAAACGTACACGAGCGAATCGTAAGTTCACCCTAGACCATGACCGACTGAAATGAAACAGAAAAACTACAGACTCACAGCGAAATGATAGATGGCTTTGCTCCTTTTTTCTTCTCAATTGTTTCTATTTCATCATCCGTCATGCCCAATGCTTTTTCCAATCCTTCAAGGGTTGTCTCGGGTCCAAGAGCACACACAATCGAGCCATCTGATTTCGCCACAATCAGCGGAACTTCCTGAGCCATCGACCACACAACTCTCTCAACCTCGGCTGTCTCCAGCGCACTATCTCGGCACTCAACGAACGTCAAAACAGGGCCATAATCAGGAACCTCATGCCCCGTCAAAACAACCCCGATGGAATTGGGCCGGTGTTTGTCCAACAGCATTCCCTGTCGCCATCCACACGGCGTCTTTTGATCGCACACCTCGCACGGCCCACAATCCCGGGAGTCAATCCGTTTCTGAATCTCCTCGTTGATCGCGTTCTCTTTGCCCTTTCCTCTGCTCTTCTTTCCCATCTGTTCTCCCCAGATCAAAACAGCAAGGCCCTTCCCATCGGAACCAGCCGATCCCGATAAACCACCCCGCAAACAAAAACCATTCCAAGAAAGCCAAAACAAAAATGTCACTCATCATCAACCCCGCCCCGCTTTCCAATGAGCCAGAACCCAACCGAAAGAACAAGGCGAGCCGCACCCGCTGCAACCACAGAAGCAGCGAGAACAATCAGGACACTTGCCATCCCTCTTCCTCGTCCCACTTGTAGAACACAAAAAACTCTTCCGCGTCTCCCCTCTCCGCGCTCCGCTCCCTGTCCTTCTCAATGGATTTCAAATCAACCAGATATTGTTCCATCAACTCAACCGCGTATTCCGGGGGTGCCACACCATCAAGCGCCCATCGACGAATCACAGAGACCTGCACCTCGACAACTTCGGCAACCTGCATCGCGCCAACTTCACTGACCAGCTTCCGAGTCAAATTCTTGTACCGCGCCAACGTCTGCCACTTCCAAACCCCTTTGTGATGTTGTGCCCCCATTATCATTCAATCTCATATCCTAGTTTTGTCAGTTTTTTTATGGCATCTCTCCAGCCAAAAGCAACCAGAGAAACCCACCCCCTCTCCTCCAAATTGTCCAACCACTCTTTCTGGCGCACGCTGACAGAACTCTTCGTCATCCCCTCGCGCTTCATCTCCAGAGCGGTCCCCACCTTCCCCTCCATGCCCGGGGGAGGGTCGAACACCAGAAGGTCAGGCACCCCGGCCTGAACCCCGCTCTGGCGCAACCTCACCGCTTCCCCCCTATGCCGGAACCCACCATTGGGAACCGCACAAAAAAGAATCCCAACCGCTTTCAACTTCCGCACAACCTGTATCTGCTCACTCAATTCCGAAGTAGCCATATCAAAAACCCAATTCTACGAAAAACCTAATTCAAATTCCTAAATAGAGAGTGTGTATAGTTGTGTATGCTTTTCTGGCATCTCCTTTATCAGATAAAAAAAGACTATGTTGATGGTTCCCCAAAAAAACCCTTAACCCTACACACTTTTGAGAAAACGCCTATCCTTTCAACGACTTCGGCGTGTAGGGTTTGGGCACCAAAAATGGACCGTTTCAATCTGTTCGAAAAGGCCCTTATTACGACTTTTTTACCGACCCCCCTCTCAACCCTACACAAATCGGGGTCAACCCTACACACTTTCGGATTAACCCTACACACTTTTTCGAATTACTCCCCTGAGACCTTCACGCTCCAGAAAATTCCCGAACGCCGTCTCTCTTTCTTTACGCCTAGCGAGGAAAGCCTTTTTCCGAATTTCGTTTGGCTCATGCTCCTGTGACCCGACCGGATCGTCCACGCGCTGTACGCCGTGTAAAGCTGACCACTGGCCATCCATTCGCAATCTGCATTCTCGATTTCGCATTTCTGATCGAGAAACTGAGCTATTTGATCTGCATTCGTTCGCCATTCCTTCAACGCCTCCGCGCTGGATTTCGGAATTGTATAGGCTCCCGTTTGGAATACTCTCACGGCTCCGCGCAAAGCCCAAGCCGCAATCGCTGGTAATTCGGATTGAATGATTCGAGAAGCAATCGTTCGATCCTGTTGCCCCTCTTGGAATTCCCGATTGAACTGAATCACAATCCAACGACGCCAGAACCCCCGGGTCATGTCTCGAACGCCCGGGAGGGTGTTGGCAGCAAACAAATGCCCCGCACGAGGCTGAAAGGAAAACGGGGCTTCCCGAATCTCTCGGCCCACCACCTTGTCCCCCGCAAGAATAGCTTTCACGGATTCCGAATTTAAAATATCTGCTTCCGGTAATTCGTTGACGACATTCAATCGGGATCTTGAAAGCATCGCCCGTCGATACTCCTGCTCCATCTCCTGTGGAGCCACTGCGGTAATCATCCCGCGACCGAAAAGAGCAC